CGTGCTAGCTTTGCTTAGATACTGTCGTTCGTTATGTACAGTACCAGTTGAATCTGTGTAGGTTGTAGTGTTATTTACATAGCTAGCACGGAGCGTCTTATTATTTGCTGCACCAGGAGTTAAGTTGGTACGTACACTATCTTCGATCTTACGCCAAAAGCTACCATCAAAGCGGAATAGTCTATTGGGCAAATAATCTAAGCGTAGGAAATAATCACCTTCGCTGGGATTAATTGGAAATGCAGTTCCGGCACCAGTTACTAGGCCGTTTGGTGCTGCACCATCACCAGTTAAGTATCCTTGAACTTTGGCACCGGGACTGCCAACTCCGTTGTCGGCTGCTGGTGTTAAGTGGTCTGCTGTAATAGCAGTTTCGTCTACAGTAATTGGGGGACCTACTGGTAATGTACCGTCAGCAGTAGTTGGTAACGTGTATATGGACTCGGTGCTATAACCTGACAACGGAACGTCAATTTCGGCCTGCTCAATAATAGCCTGATTGATATTTAGATACTTGTTGTAGGTGCTTAAAATTTCGCCCACAGGAGTATCGGTGCCGGGTCCGGCTGCAATGTTATCTAATATATCTTTGTACTCTTGACTGTCTACCAATGGATTTAATTTAACACGCCATAAATGTGGCCACCAAGTTGGACTAAAACCTTCGGATGCAAAACTGGCATCACCGACTACATAATATCTTTTAAGAGCAGCAGGCAGCCCTTCATCAAGTGCATCATAATCTTTAAGATGCTGTAGCTCAAGTACATCGCCAGACATAAGCTTACGGCCAATCATATCAACCATATCACGCAAATGGAATACCATAAAGATCGTACCAGTTTGCAAAAATAAACCAAATTGGCTTAGATCAAAATCTTGATCGGCACGTTGATAAATGCCGCGCATCTTATAAACATCGTGGTCATATTTACGATCCCGGTTTTCGAGCCATAATAGATCTTGTATGTTTTGTTCACTTTGATTTAAGTAATCTGGTACTGTGGGATCGGTGCTGCCAGTTTGTTGTTGTGTACCCAAATATTTGTTAAGTAGTACTCCTGTGCCGCCGATGGTGAACATTTCCGAAATTCGTCGGTCCATAAACTTATAGTCATTTGAGTGTCGGCCGTCTTGCCAAAGTGAAAGTCTTGCCACAGTAAGTCCTTACAATATCTAGTATTTATGGATTTGACGGGTATTGGGATTTATCATAAAATACAATATGGACAAAAGAACTTGTGTTGTTAATAGGATTAATGCGTTAGAGCACAATATTCGGCTCATCTGGCCCTTGCCTACCGATCGCAAAGAGTACCGAAGCTGGATCCAACTTAACAAAATGGTATATAATTGCCAAACGATGCTGACTAAACTGGACAAGGAAAGCGTAGAATGTCGTAGATTAGGCAAAGAAACGGTTGCATATTTGGATATCTACACTGAATTAAATGCAGCATTGGACCTAGTAGAGCAGTATACTACCATAGCTTTACTGTCAATTTGACATAAACAGCTAATTAATGTAAACTGTTAGTAATATTCTAAAATCGTAACGGAGTAATTATGGCTATCAAAGTAGATGGTAAAGTTGTTAGAGCAAAAATCAAAGCACCCCGTAGCACACACGCAGCCGATGAAAAGTACACTGGCACTGAGCCAGTGTGGGACACTGAACGTGCAGAAAATTTTGATCAGCCCACTTTTGATAACTTTATGCGAAAGAGTCTTAATTACTACAATTATCATTATGCCCAAAAAGATCTAAAAAAATATGTAGTCGAATGGGCGCAGACTGCAAATATACTAGAAAAAACTGAGTTGAGTGCGTTTATTCGTAGTGCAGATAGAACATTGGCAATGACTGCCTGCGGCATCATTATGGCACATCGTCAGGGTATGCCATTACAAGAGCGACATACAGGCTATCTACGTAAAGCTATTCAAGCGTCAATTAACCTGGCCGGTGATGAAGTGGTTGAAGTTGCTAGTGCTACACCTGAGCAGGTGGCATACAAGCCCACGATACAAGATCGTATGAATGAGAAAACTGCTGAAATCTTAGGCGAGTTTGAAGGCAAGTACGATGACGTAGTTGCAGGAAAAGCTACATTTAAGATGTATGACTTTTTGACATCAAATGCAGTCCCGCAAAGTCAATTAAGCAAATACGAAGCATTAGTACAGGCTCGCAGAGCTGAACTAGCAGAAGCACAAAGCAAATTGGACGATCAGTTAACTGAGGCATATCGTCACTATAAAGCAGCAGACTTTAAGAAAATTATTGCATTTCTTGATGCAGGTATTGCTGCCATTGAACAGTACCGCAATGTTAAAAAAGCTACTAAAAAAGCTCGTGTTAAAAAAGCTCCTAGCAAAGAAAAATTAGTATCGAAACTTAAATTTGCCAAAGAAGATAAAACTCTTAAGTTGGTTAGTATTAATCCTGCGGATATTATCGGAGCAACTGAGTTATGGATCTACAACACCAAGACTCGTAAGCTAGGCAAATACGTAGCAGATGCGCATAGTGGTACTCTGGGAGTTAAAGGCACAGGTGTTGTTGGTTTTGACGAAGCCAAGAGCGTATGCAAAACACTCCGCAAGCCCGAAGAAAAGTTAACTGAATTTAGGAAAAGCAGCAAAGTTCAATTACGCAAGTTCCTTGACGATATCAAAGCAACAGAAACACGATTAAACGGTCGTATTGGTGTTGATGTTGTGCTACTAAAAGTTCAGTAATACTATTACTCCGTGAATAGTTATAAATACAGTATCACGGAGTAATAAATGTCCACCCCATATCCAAATACGCCAACTGAAGAACCAGGCTTTACAGCTAATCTAAACATAGAAGCTGCAAGCCTGTTTAATGCCAACACTGGTTCTGGTGCCGGGCATATCGAATTTGATGGCTCAGTTCTTACTACCAACGATGCCCAACGTGCAGCAATTACGGACTATGTACGTATGCGTCTAGGCGATGGGATTGTTGATGTTGAATTAGAAAAAGAACATTACGAAATGGCAATAACCCAAGCACTAGTCAAGTATAGACAACGTGCGCAAGGTGCAGTAGAAGAAAGCTATGCAAGTTTATCATTGCTACCAGAAACACAAGAGTACATTTTACCTAAAGAAATACAAACTGTACGTGCTATTTTTCGTAGAGGTATAGGTAGTGTTACTGGGACCACAGCTAGTCAATTCGAGCCATTTGCATCAGGTTACTTAAACACTTATATGTTAGTAGCAGGTCGAGTTGGCGGGTTGACTAATTACGAGCTATTTGTGGATTATCAAAAGCTAGCTATGCGTATGTTTGGAGGGTTTATGAACTTTACATTTAACCCTGTTACTAAAAAATTAACTATTGTTCGCAAAATGCCTTGGCAAGGCGCTAATCCTCCCTTAGAGGAACAAGAAAGTGTTTTGCTATGGATCTACAACAACAAGCCAGATCAAATGATACTTAACGATTCTTATGCTTTTCCCTGGATCCAAGAGTTCTCCTATAGTTTTTGTAAGATGTTACTAGGTCAAGCTTACAGTAAATTTGCCAGTATTGCTGGACCACAAGGCGGGACAAGTTTAAATGGCGCTGCAATGGTACAAGAAGCACAGGCCGAAATGGAAAAATTACAAGAAGATCTTAAATTGTATGTTGATGGTTCGCAACCTCTTACATTTTTAATGGGTTAGTTGACAATACAGTTACAACAGTATAAAATACTCCTGTAAACCAGGAGTTTTTTATGATCATTGGTATCTGCGGCCTAATAGGCTCGGGGAAAGATACAGTAGCAGACTATCTAGTAAATTCACACGAGTTTCGTAGAGAAAGTTTTGCGGGCACTCTTAAAGATGCAGTGGCAGCAGTATTTGGATGGGATCGTACAATGCTAGAAGGGCGCACAAAAGCGTCCCGGGATTGGCGTGAACAGGTTGATCCGTGGTGGGCAGCTCGACTCGGGATACCTAAGTTAACACCACGTTGGGTATTGCAAAACTGGGGAACTGAAGTGTGCCGTAAAGGATTTCACGACGATATTTGGATTGCTAGTTTAGAAAATAAATTACGTAACGCAGTGGACAATGTTGTAATATCTGACTGCCGATTTCCTAACGAAATTGCCAGTATACGAAATGCCGGCGGCCTAGTTATACGTACTAAACGTGGCCCGGAGCCGGAATGGTTCAAATCCGCTGCAATAGTGAATCTTGGTCCAACAAGAAATTTAAGTTGGGCCAGCAACAAAGCTGTAATGGATAATTATAAGATTCACGCTAGTGAAACAGCTTGGGTCGGTACTCGATTCGATGCAGAACTAAACAACGATGGTAGTATTGACGAGTTGTATGCGCAGGTTAAAAATCTGGTACAAGATCGCTAGGCTTCCAGGGCAACTTACTTTCAATAATATCAATGCGACAGTTGGCACACACAGTTTTTAAGTTGTGCCAATTCACATTTTTAAGATTTCCGTCTACGTGATAAACAAATAATTGTTTTGTGGACTTGGCCTTAAAATTACACATCTCACATCTTTCCTTCTTTTTATAGCCGGACTTTGCCCACAATGGCGGAGAAGGCTTTAATTTTCTTTTCTTTCTTATACAACTAGCACAACTGCCGCGGTAGTGACGAACTTCGTTGCGTATATAGTTCACTGCGACGTGATTGTCTTGACATATTGGGCATAGCTTACGTTTATCCATACAGTATTTACCAGCTAAACCTTCCCAAAGGCTTCTGTATACACCAAATTTTTAGATAATAGGCTAAATATTCATAACATTGTATTATAAAGGACAATAACCATGGCACTAGTTTCCCCAGGAATTCAAATTTCCATAAACGATCAGAGTCAGTACGTTAACGCAAACGTAGGATCTATTCCGCTTGTGTTACTAGCAACGGCACAAGATAAGACTTATAATGGCGCATCAGCTTCTGGGACAACCAAAGTAAACGCTGGTAAGTTATTGTCGTTTAGCAGCCAGCGCGACTTAGTTACACGTATGGGCACACCAACGTTTGATATTAGCGCCACTGGTACACCAATTAATGGTAGTGAAATTAACGAATACGGGCTATTAGCAGCATACAGCGCACTCGGTCTCGGAAATCAGCTTTTCGCAATTCGTGCCGATGTTGACCTAGCACAGCTAGTTGGAACAAGTGTACGCCCAGTTGGTTTACCTTTAGATGGTACATACTGGTTAGATACAGTTAATACTGAGTTTGGTATATACGTTTCTAACACTACAACTGGTACATTTTCACACGTATCGCCAACAATAATCGCAGATTCGTCAAAGATTTTTAACGACTCCGGATTCGCGTATGCTGTACCAACACCAGTTAGTTCATTCGGCCGCATTGGTGACTATGCATTGGTTATGGTTAACACAGACGGAACAACAGCAAGCCCAATCCGTTTATTTTACAAAGCTGGGTCGCAGTCAGCTGCTGGCGCCGGCCTGTCTAACACTTGGGTACAGGTTGGATCTGACGAATGGCAAAAATCTACTCCATCGGTGACTGGTACTGTGGCCAACCCAACTTGGGTCAATGGAACAACATATACTGCTACTATTAACGGAACTGCCTTTACATATATTGCAAATGCTGGTACTCCGGCGGAATTTGCAGCAGCAATTAACACGTTAGCAGTTGCTGGCGTATTTGCTGGTGTATATACTGTAGGTGCCAATAGTTACATACAAATTTTTGTTACATCAGATGCAAATAATGGTGCAGGTTCTGGTTCTATCACTAACGGAACAAATACACCGTTTACAGTTTGCGGAATCTCAACTGTAGTTGGTAGCCCAACCACTGTTCCTCAGCAAAAGCAAGGTATTTACTATGCAGCAATCTTAGGATACGGAGACTACACTTATGTTCCGACCAATGGATGGTTCAACGTACCAGCTGATATTAACCAAAAAGGTCGCCCATCGGGCAGTATCTGGTGGAAAACCACCTCAACTGGCGTTGGATTTTCGCCAGTACTAAAGAGATACAACTCAACACTGGGCACTTTCCAGTCAGTTACTGCACCTTTATACTCAAATTATGGATATGCTTTATACGCATTAGATCCAAGTGGTGGTGGAGCAAACATTGCAGCAGGTCAGGTTATTTCGCATTACAACGTTTCCGACGCTACTGCAAACGCACTACGTTTTTCAGTGCAAGCAGCAAAAAATATCACAACAGCAACCGGTGCATTAACCACAGAAATTATCGACGACGATTTGCCAACAGGTGATCAAGTAACAATTCGTTACTCAACACCCGGAATTGACACTCTATCTGATATTACTATTACTCTATCGGGCGATACGTCGGCTGACTTTGTAACTGACATTTTGGCTGCTGAAATTCCTTATGTAACAGCAACTCTAAACAGCAATAAGACAATTACATTAACACATACATCGGGCGGATTAATTACATTAACTGACGTATCAACAGACACAGTACGAAACGCCATTGGGTTTGACGATCCAGCACTGGGTTCGGGGTTTACAGTTTCTGTACTTGATGTGACGTCAATATCTAATTTCACTAATATTACAGCATTGGTGAACTACCAAGCGTCGACACCATACACATCACCAGAATCTGGTACATATTGGTACTACAGCAATTCGTCGGACATTGACATTATGATCAATAACGGAACTGGTGCTGGCTGGAAAGGTTACAGAAACGTAAGTTACGATTCACGCGGATATGTGTTAACTAATACAGACGAAAACGGAGTAATTATTAGTCCTGTTACGCCTACTAGCCAAAGCAGTGGCGACTCTTTAGTTGCTGGTGATTTATGGTTAGATAACAGCGACTTAGAAAATTATCCTGCACTGTATCGGTACAACGGAAGCGAGTTTACAGCAATCGATAAAACGGATCATACGTCAGCAGCTGGTATAATCTTTGCTGATGCACGATGGGATACGGATGGTACCACAGATATTATTACTGGTGAATTACCACCAGTGGCTGATTTGTTGACCAGTAACTACTTAGATCTAGATGCACCAGATTACAGACTATATCCACGTGGCATCTTGATGTTTAATACACGTCGCAGTGGCTATAACGTTAAGAAATATGTACCAGATTACTATAACAGTACTACGTTCCCTAACGTAGGCGCAAATACCATTGGGTTACCAACAGCATTGCCCTCAGTAAGAGATGCTTGGTTAACTGCTAGTGGATTAGATGCAAATGGCGCAATGAAAGCCGGTAGCAAGAGTCAACGTGCTGTTGTTGTTTCTGCACTAGAAAGTGCAATTGACAGTAACTTAGATGTGCTAGAACAAATTTATAACTTCAACCTGATGTGTGTACCGGGTTACCCAGAACTAATTCCTAACCTGATTACATTGAATGATAATCGCGGAAGTACAGCGTTTATTATCGGCGATACACCGCTAACATTGCAGCCAAATTCAGTTGCTATTACTAACTGGGTCAACAATGTCGGTGGTAACGGTTTACCGTCGGATGCATCTGCATCAGCATACCTAGGTATATATTACCCATCTGGTTTAACAAACGATCTAGCAGGTAATCAGGTTGTAGTACCAGCAAGTCACGCTGTACTTCGTACATTCTTGTACAACGATCAGGTAGCCAATCCTTGGTTTGCACCAGCTGGTACAAATCGTGGCTTAATTAACAATTTAAGCGATATTGGATACATTAATTCAGCAACTGGATTATTTGTACACAACTCAATTAACCAAGGTATGCGTGATGCATTGTACTTGTCAGCGATCAACCCAATGACACAATTACCAAACGTTGGTTTAGTGGTTTGGGGACAATTAACTCGTTCGGGCAGCTCAACTGCACGTAATCGTGTCAACGTTGTTCGCTTAGAGAACTATTTACGTAGAGTGTTCTCTACTGTTGCCAACGGTTACTTGTTTGAACCCAATGATCAGGTCACACGTAAGTCAATTGCTAGACAGATTGAAAGTTCATTAAATGATATACAGAGTAAGCGTGGGGTTTATGATTTCTTAGTAATTTGTGACTCAAGTAACAACACAAGTGCCACAATCGCTAATAATCAGTTATATGTGGACGTAGCTATTGAGCCAATGCGTGATGTTGAATTCATCTTTATACCGATCGCAATATATAACCCAGGTGCTATTGCTGCCCTGAATACAACATCGACCTAATAGATAAATAAGAGTAACAGGAGAATTAAATGGCCGTAGCATCCTTAAGTAAATTTACAGTACCGCTATCAACAGACCAAAGTGCAACAAGCCAAGGTATGTTGATGCCGAAACTAAAGTATCGTTTCCGCGCTACTTTTATTGGCTTTGGTGTGAGCACACCAACAACTGAATTGACCAAGCAAGTTGTAGATATCAAGCGTCCAAGTGTTAACTTTAACCCTATCACAATTGATGTTTATAACAGCAAAGTTTATCTACAAGGTAAGCCCGAGTGGGGCGAGACCACAGTTAACTTGCGTGACGATGCAACAGGTCAAGTTAGCAAATTGGTCGGTGAGCAAATTCAGAAACAGTTCGACTTTATGGAACAGGCTAGTGCACCGAGTGGTGTCAACTACAAATTCCGAATGGTTTATGAAGTGCTAGATGGCGGTAACGGATCTACTAATATTAACGTATTAGAAGAGTGGGAACTTGAAGGATGCTTCCTAAGCTCTGTCGATTACGGTGATATGTCATACGGCAGCAGCGATCCTGTACAAATTGCACTAACACTAAAGTTTGATAATGCAACACAAACTATTGGTGGAGCAGTTGGTACTAGCGTTATTTCACAAACACCCGGTACATCAGTTAATTAAATCGACTAAATTAAAACAACCTGGGATTAAAACCCAGGTTTTTTTATGACATAAATATTAGTATGGCAAACAGCATTAGACAACGACTCGAAAGAGATATTATTAAAGTACAACTCCAGATCGCTGAACTATCGGGGGACATTAATACTCTACGAACTATTTTAACTAACGGTGTACAGGGTACAAATGAGGATGGACAACCAACGGTTCAATATCAATTTTCCGGGTATTTTGCCAGCGAAATAAATCGAGACGTAGCAGCAAATCAAGGACAAGGATTTTTGGTCAGTGAATTAAATGACGCAATTAGTTCTAGTCAAGAAGCCTTAAAGCAAGCTCAACAGACACTAGTTAATCTTAATAATAATTTACCACTAGCATCCATAAATGCAGCGAATGACGCAGCTAGCAATAAAGTTAGAAGTGATGTTATTATTAGAGATTACCGTCACGCAGCCAGAATCTTTACAGACGATAACTATCGCCTAAGCCCAAAGTACGGATTCTTATTTTATGTTGAATTTGAATTTAACCCTGATATATCAAATATCAGCAGTATATCAACTGCCGAATTGGGTATGATTGTTAAGTCTGTTACATTACCAAAATTTACTATTGATACAAAGATTCATAACGCATACAATAGAAAAAATATCAGCCAGCATAAGATATCTTACGATCCAGTAAACATTTCGTTCCACGACGATCAGGCAGAGAATGTAAGAAATTTTTGGTACGATTATTACAGTTTCTTTTATAGAGATAGCGACTACGCTAATTCTACATACCAAGCAATATCAAAATATCAACAAAGACCGGCATTTGATTGGGGGTATAGTCCCAGACCACAAGGTTCATATACAAACGCACAAAACAATCAACCGTATCAATACATACAATCTATACGTGTTTATAGTTTGTTTCAGAAAAATTTTAGCGAATATGAATTAGTAAATCCTATCATAACAAAGTTTAATCACGGCGACCACGCCAATGGTGATAATACTGCTGTATTAAAACACGATATGACAATTCAGTACGAAGCAGTTAAGTATCACACTGGGTATGTTACTGAGAATAACATAGGCGGATTTATTGACCTACATTACGATAATATGCCAAGTCCTCTGGAAATTCCTGAATCAGTGACTGATTTTCGCGCAGATCTAGCCAGTTTATATCCGTTGCCGGCTGCCAGGAATGTAAGTAACCCTGTTGTATTTTACGGACTGGGGCTTGGATTGTCTGGTGCATTGGGTGGCGCTACTCGCTTGGCAGCAACTGCTGGCATAAATTCAGCTGGGTTTAGTATTCCCAACTTAGGAGCACTAACAGCAGGTATAACCAACTCAGCAATTCTAGGACAACAACTACAAGCCGCTGGTGCGGCACTTGCTGGTTCAGCAGCAGCAACTTTAGCCAATGGTGTAATTGGTGGTCTAGCAAATGGACTAGGACCAGGGGGTACTGCGGTTATCGGCTTAATAGCACAGGTTATTGCCAATCCAACAGCGGCATTGAATACTATTAAGAATATGGCTATTAATTATGCCACTACTGTTATTACAAACTTTATATCAAATACAATAATTCAGCCAATTACTAATTTATTAGGCGAAGGTGCAAAAATTATCGGTGGGTACATTGCCGATAATATTATTAGTCCAATTACTGCAGGATTTAATGGTATAGTAACTAGTATAGCTACATCAATTGGTGACATCCAACAATATGGAACCGCAGTATTTGATGTAGGTGAATTCCAGACATTGCCGTAACTAAAAATAATATAAAATGAACATACAATCAACTGCTGCCACAAATCTACAAGGTCCCGACTTATCT